TTCCTGATGTTCCACTAGAACCATCTATTCCTGATGTTCCACTAGAACCATCTATTCCTGAGGTTCCACTAGAACCATCTATTCCCGAGGTTCCACTAGAACCATCTATTCCTGAGGTTCCTGAAGTTCCACTGGAACCATCTATTCCGGAAGTTCCACTAGAACCATCTATTCCTGAAGTTCCTGAAGAACCATCTATTCCTGAGGTTCCACTAGAACCATCTATTCCTGATGTTCCACTAGAACCATCTATTCCTGAGGTTCCACTAGAACCATCTATTCCTGATGTTCCACTAGAACCATCTATTCCTGAGGTTCCACTAGAACCATCTATTCCTGATGTTCCTGAAGTTCCACTGGAACCATCTATTCCTGAGGTTCCTGAAGAACCATCTATTCCTGAGGTTCCACTAGAACCATCTATTCCTGATGTTCCACTAGAACCATCTATTCCTGAAGTTCCACTAGATCCTGATGTTCCACTTGTTCCTGATGTTCCACCTGTTCCTGAAGATCCTGAAGTTCCACTAGATCCTGAAGTTCCACTAGTTCCAGATGATCCCGAAGTTCCATCTACTCCGCTCGTTCCAGATGATCCTGAAGTTCCAGATGATCCTGAAGTTCCTGAGCTACCACTAGTTCCAGATGATCCCGATGATCCCGATGATCCCGAAGTTCCTGATGATCCGCTAGTTCCTGATGATCCTGAACTACCACTAGTTCCTGACGATCCGTCTACACCACTTAGTCCTGATGTTCCTGATGATCCACTAGTTCCATCTATTCCACTAGTACCTGATGATCCACTAGTTCCATCTATTCCGCTAGTTCCAGATGTCCCTGAAGATCCATCTATTCCGCTAGTACCTGAAGATCCATCTATTCCGCTAGTGCCAGATGTTCCAGAAGATCCATCTATTCCTGATGTTCCAGAAGATCCGTCTGTTCCTGATGTTCCAGAAGATCCATCGGATCCCGAAGTTCCCGATGAACCCGAAGTTCCTGACGAACCAGATGAACCTGAAGTTCCGCTTGATCCATTTTTCCCGTTTATAATATAAGAAATAGAACATTCATCTAAATTCCCTAATGTTCCGGAACCGCTAACAAAATTTAATAAAAAATCATAAAGAACTGGCCCTCCTGTAATAGAAGATATTTCATAAATAGCAATTATCGAAGGATTTCCAACTTTAGCTATCTGTAATATTGCTGTATATCCGGAGGTTAAACTATTTTTTAATGAATTAAGCCAGCTGTAATAAGAAGAACCATTAGAAGCTGTTGAATTAATAGATAATTTTTGAACAAGTGCTAAATTTGGATTATCTAATAAAAATAAACCAGTACCTCCGGGATTACTCCAAGCAGTATTGGTACTGTTAAATAGCCATCTTCCGCTATTAGCGCCATCGTTACCTGAAAGACCCGATGATCCAGAGCTTCCACTAGTACCGTTACTTCCTGACGTTCCGGATGCTGATCCTTGTGCAGGATACAAATAGGAAGCCGTATAGTCATTTATTTTAATATAGACAGGTACAACACCAACCGCGGGTTTAACGTTCGTTACAAATGATGGTGAAGCGCTAGAATCAAAGTATAATACCTCTCCTATAGAGCCAGGAAGTAAAAAATCCGTTGTTACTATTCTACCAAAGGGTCTAACTGTTATATTTCCTTGTTCCGGCTCGTTTAATGAAGTAATAACACCAAAAGCTCTCTCTACTTCAACTGCATTTGTTGTATCAACTAATGTAAAAACTCCATAAGAATCTAAATAAACCACTTCACCTACAGAGTTAATACTATATGATGGGTTAGGTGAATAGAATGTAGTATAGCTAGCTTTAAGTATATTTCTATATTGAAATCTTGCTAAAGCATCATCTATCCAATATCCAGAATCATCTAAATTAGGCGCTAAAGCAGTTGCAATTAAAGCTGTAATAGGAGCTCCGTCTTCAGAAACCTCAAAACTTACACCATTTATTCCTTCTACTGGATAATTATTACCTGTTGCTGTATAATCACTTACTAAATTATAAAGATCTATATCTTTTAATGTTACAGTTGCCTCGAAATCGCTAGATGCAGAGATCTCAGTAATCAGGTAAGCATTTCCGTTGGGCTGTAAAATGAACATTCCAACTCTAAGGTCGTTTCCGTTTATGTTGAAATTTGGCTCTTGTGAAGTTGGCGTGGGGATTATATCTAAAATACAATCGAAAGATGAAGGATAATTGTCCCACACGCTTGCATTATTTTCATATAAGCTACTAACTATAACTGATCCCGGCCTTACGGAAGCGATCATTGTTATAGGTAGTTCTGGTATTTGGGCCATTTAATTTTATCTTATTTTATCATTAGTATTTATCTCTAAAAAATATTATCCTCTAATGAAAAATTAGATAAAAATATTATTTGTTGGGAAGTTCCAGGTGACGTATGCGTATGTTCCACTACCCCCTAAATTTGTTAGATTTATCCCGTAAATTGTGAATGAAGTATTGTTCTGTATTACATAGTTACCTGCTCTAGCACCGGTAATTGTTCTAGATATGTAACTAGCTCCACTTTGTGCGTGTGTTTGGAGATCTAAAGCAGGAACTCCTTCTGTATGCGATATTGTAATTTGTGTTCCGCTATTTCTAGTAAATAACCATCCTCCAGATCCTGATGTTATAGGATTACCTGCAGCATCTGTTGCAGCAGGGAAAGGTGTAACTGAATCAACATTACCAGATCCGTCAAATTGTACTTTTAAAACATATTTAGCAATAGGTCCTGCAGGACCGGTAGATCCAGTAGAACCTGTAGGTCCCGTACCTCCCGATCCGGTAGCTCCTGTAGATCCAGTAGCACCTGTTAATCCAGTAGCACCGGTAGCACCAGTAACCCCAGTAGCCCCGGTAGGTCCGGTAGCTCCAGTAGTACCATCTCCAGTAGGACCTGTGGGTCCAACGGGACCTCCAGAAGGTCCGGTAGCTCCAGTAGGACCAGTAGATCCTGCTCCGGTAGGTCCAGTAACACCCTGTGTTCCTAATAAAGAAATAACATTTAATCCAGTATCGCTGTCTGTAATTCCTACTGTTCCTATACCTCCTGCTTGATAAGCAACCTTTACGAAGAATCTGTCGTTAGCAGCAGCAGTAACGATACCCGTTACTGTTATCATATCATAAGGAAGTACTCCTCCAGAAGTGTCCTCTAATGTTGTGTATCCTCTAAAATTAGTTACCTCTGCTGGCGTAGTTGTATCTCTCCATAGAGTAGTAGAAATAAAACTGCTAGATCCGGAAGAAGCATGTTCGATACCTATCTTATAAGATATAAAATATTCGCCAGCTTCTAATACCTCAACATATGATCCAGTTGTACCGGAAAGAGCAAAATCTCCTGTTGCAAAAATTCCTATATCTATTAGATTATCCGTGTCAAAATATACAGGCTTGCTACTTCCTGCGCTTAATGTCTGCGTTGTACTAAATTTACTAGCATCATAATATCCTAAAGGTGAAGGAGCACCTGTAGCTCCAGTAGGTCCGTCAGGCCCTGCAGGACCAGTATTCCCAGTAGGTCCAGTAGTTCCTATATCCCCAGTGGATCCCGTAGATCCGGTATCACCCGTAGGTCCAGTAGGACCTAATATGTTATAACTTAAAGACCAAACACCCCCGGATTTAGTGTAAACATCACCTGTATCACCGTCTAGATAAATATCTCCATCCTTTCCTAAACCAACACCAGGTACTCCTGATCCATTTAAAAACGAATCACCCGTAGATCCCGTAGCACCGGTAGCACCGGTAGCACCCGTAGCACCCGTTCCAGTAGCTCCTGTTGATCCAATAGATCCAGCAGAACCTGTTGGCCCAGTAACACCGGTAGCTCCAGTAACACCGGTAGCCCCTATTGATCCTTTAGCTCCATTAGCACCAGTAGTTCCTGTAGGTCCAGTAACTCCAGTAGGTCCGGTAACTCCAGTAGGTCCGGTTGTTCCTGTCCCAGTTGCTCCAGTTGCTCCAGTAGATCCAGTAGGTCCGGTAACACCCGTTCCAGTAACACCAGTAGGTCCTGTATCTCCTGTTGGTCCTATAGGTCCTCCAGAAGGTCCAGTAACTCCAGTTGGTCCCTGTCCTCCTCTTAGAGAAAACCAAGCTCCAGTTCCATTAACTCCGCCTGACATTGTACCTGCAGTAGCGTTAACTGGCATCGATCCGGAAATAGTAATAGTATCTCCATTTGCAGTAGTTCCTAGTCCAGGAAGTGCTTTGATGGTTACGGTGTTTAAGTTATAATCTGCTAAACAAGGTCCTGTTGTATTATTAAGAATAGCATCAGTTATTGCCTGTGCTGTTAATGTGTTATTTGTATTCCATGATGCCTGTCCAGCAGTTACACCATTGTATAATACTGCTATAGTATCTCCAGAAGCACCCGTTGATCCTATAACAAAAGAAGATGATGCTTGTATTTCTCCAAAATTTAAATATCCTTCATAATCATCTCCAATGTATCTAATCTGCCCCGGAGCACCTGGGAGGAGTGATTCATCGGTATATGTTCTATCTAAAATTAATTTTAATCTTCCTCCTGAATTACCAGCGCCAACTATTAGATTAGTTCCCGCTATAATGTCGTTGGTTGCAATTATACCATTTGCGGTAATCTCCCCGTTGCTTCCCTTCAACTGTATTGAAGAATTTCCCGTCACAGGAAGATTAATTAGATCTGCTTTAATTGATCCAACATTAATCTTTCCACTAGGGAAGTTTAACGTTTTATTCTGTAGAGAAATACCAAAAGCATTATTTAAAAGAAGTAGGGCTTCTTGTAATTGTGCAAAGTTAGCATTGGTTACAGAATTGTTGGCTCCAATTGTATTTGAAGCCAGGAGTTGCTTTATCGTAATTTGATTAAGTTCCTTCATTCCGGACTATTTTGTTTATTTATATATCCGGACTTAGGAATATGAATCCTAACTGAGCAGAGTTTCTATCTCTTTATAGAATTGCTTGAATTTAGACGGGAAAAAATCTTTCATTTCTTGTATTTCCCTATTGGAGATTTGATACTTTTCTTTAATGAAATCTAATATTTCATCTCTATAATTATCTTGTGATTTTTCTTTCTCTTTTTTTATAGTTTTAGTCCAAATCCAAGATGGAGTTTTTTTATTGTGATGTGTTACAAACACTTTCCAGAAATCCACTACCTTTTCAGGTTGGATCTTAATATTATTGAAAGAATTAGCTTGTAGCGGATATGCAATAGAGCACGTTCTATTAATCATAAAAAGATTACGAGCTTTATCCCTATCTCTTATCTTATCCCATCCTTTAGTATGGAATGATTTTATTATTTCGAAGGGATTATCCATTATTTAAAAAGGTCAAAAGGATCAAATCCTCTAGGTGGAGTAGTGTCTTTATACCAGGGGGATTTTTCGATCATTATTTTTTTATCAATTAAAACTGGAGATTTTTCTTTAGCATCAAGTTCTATAACGTGATTTTTTAATCCTTCCACCATGTTATGTGGTATAGATTCAGAATTAAGCCAAACTAATCTTGCATTCTCTTCGTAGAACTGCTTGAATAAATCTCTGTTTTCTTTATTGTCTGTTTGAGATATAAGTCTAAGAGAAAGACCTGCTAGCCAACCTAAAAAATCTTCATTCTGCCATATCTCTTCTAATTTATATTCTGCCCATGGGGATTGCTGATATAAATCCCATATCTTTTGTGATTTACCTTCTGCAATATTTGAATTTTTGCCATTCTTAGTTTGGTACGGAAAAACTCCAGGGACATCATCTTTTTTATCCCCCATTAATATTTTCTTAAAAATAAATTCTTTCGTATCTATTTTTTCAACAATACAAGAAGACACTAGTTTTTCTATTTTTGAATTGTTAGATCCGGATACTGGATTAACATCAAATATAGTTGGTTCTTCTTTATCCTCTATACTCCACTCTTTATGTACTACAAGTTTATTGTTTTTAGAATTACTATTCCAAATTCCAGTCCAAGTCTTACCGTTATATTCAACAAGCTGGTGCATATCCTTATCCCCACTAAGAACTATGACGCAATCATCTGAATCTTTTAAATAGTCGCACCATGCCCAAATTAAGTCGTCACCCTCTGCTCCTTGATAAGAACTATAAATAAAACCATTTTCTTCTAAGAAATCACCAAACTCTTCCATAAGCTTAAAAAAAGATCCCCAGTCAACTCCTTCACTCTTAACTCGGCTTTCTTTATAGACACTACGAGTTATTTTATAATCTTTTCTCCAAGATCTAGAATCTTTACAGAAGATTATTCGATTAATTTCTGGTATTTGATTTAAGGAATAACATAAATCTGTTATCACCTTCCTTACAAACATATTTCTTTCAGCCTCTGATGATAATACATCACCCGGATTTTTACTTCCAAAACCAGAGAATATTCCAAAGGTCTTATGGAAAATATAGTTGCCATCACACAGGACAGTTATCATGGGAATTACTTTTTGTATTATAGATATATAAACATATTATGTTTCGGTATGAATGAATACTACGTTTATGTTTATTTAGATCCAAGAAAAAATGGAAAATACCAATATGATGATCTATTTTTTGAATTTGAGCCTTTTTATGTCGGTAAGGGAACTAGACATAGATGTTTTAGTGGTATAAGAGATAAAAAAAAATCTTATAAAGTAACTAAAATATCATCAATAATAAAATCTGGTAGATTTCCGATAATTCTTAAAATTTACGAAGGTCTTACAAATATTGAATCGTGTGAAAAGGAGATTGAAACAATAATAAAAATAGGAAGAAAGGATAAAAATCTAGGTCCACTTACTAATATGACCGATGGGGGAACTGGCGGAACTGGACTAAAACATAAACATGAATGGAAAAAAGTACTCAGTAAACCTGTTGTACAAATAAAAGATGGTTTAGAAATTATAGAATATAATTCTGTAAAAGAGGCTTCAGAAAAAACAGGAATAATAAAGCAAAATATTTCTTCCGCTTTAACAGGAAGATATAAAACTGCAGGAGGATTCCAATGGAGATATAAAAACGAATCTGATAAATTACAGGGGCATTTAAAAAATAAGTTTAAAATGCCTAACCATTCGGAAGAAACCAGAATGAAAATGTCCTTATCTGCTAAAAGAGGCGATGATCATCATATGAAGAAAAAAACGGGAAAGAATAACCCAAGGGCTAGAAAGGTTAATCAGAAATCAATTAATGGCGATCTAATTAAAACATGGGATTCTTTTCAGGATATAAAAATGGAACTGGGATTCAGTCCCTCGAATATATGTAGATGTTGTAAGGGGGAAGTTAAAAGAATCGGTGGATTTCTTTGGGAATATAATGATTAAAAATTTTCATTGGTTATCATTATATCATAATCGGAAAAATTAAAAAAATCTTTCCTGTCTGCAATTAATCTTCTCTCCACATTGTCAGCATCGTTTCTTTCACGTAATCTTTTAACCCTAACATCCTCCTCAGGATTCAAATAAATAACAAAAGAATCGTTTCTAAAATTCTCTGGTAAGCTTCTAAGCCCTGCAGGACTAAGAATAAAAAGATTTTTTGTCTCAAATTCTCCTTTGGATATTCCATACTTCCATCCGTTGAATTCTTGTAATTCTAGAAATATATCTGGATTGGCTGTAAAAAAATCTTGATCTCGGTAATAATAGTCGACTCCTTCTTCTTCACCTTCTCTCGGTGGTCTACTTGTAAAAGACACTCCGTATTCAAATCCTCGATTTACCATTTTCTTTCTTAAGAAATCTTTTCCAGATCCCCCCGGGCCAACTATTATAATTTTACCGCTCATAATATTATTTTTGTATAGTATACTACGCATTATCAATGAAATCCAAGCATAATGCCTAGTATACTGATCATTTATTAAACATCTGCTGTAATTCGAAAATCAAAGCCAAAAGACTGACTATAGGATCGATTACTTGACTTCTTTGAGATTGATACTTAGCAACAGTAATTATAGTTACTGGGATAAGATTTAGCTTGGCTGGATTTTTATCTTCTAGCCATTTAATAAAGTCGGAGCTTAACGAAGCCATAACCTCATCTACTCTTCCTGAATATTGACCAACAATATATTGATAATTAGAAATACTATCAGGTTTAGAAAGAATCATATTGAAAATTCCCTCGTGGTCGAATGTTATTTCATTTATCTTACTTTCAGTTAGATCTGTTACACCATCAATCTGCCACCTTTGTATTGTGTTTAATGCAGATCTCATATCAGGAAAATATTTCTTAGAAAAAAGATCCAAGCTCTTTTCGTCATGATTTATCTCCATCAGTGAAAGTATTTTAGAAACCCTTTCTTGCCATTCAATTTTTATCTCGTTTTCCTCTTCTTTATTTACTGGATCAAAGTCATACACCTCGAATCTAGATTTAATAGCATCAGGGATCTTACTTAAATAGTTGCACGTAGCAACGAATCTTGTCGTCTTAGCATATTTCTCAATTGTACCTCTTAAAGCCTTGTAGAACTGCTCTGATGCACCGTCGAACTCATCTAGTACAACAATCTTAATGTGATTTTCTCCGTCAAGGATAGAAACAGTAGAACAGAAGTCGTGTACTTTAGTCCTGATTGTCTCAACCGAGCTTTCGTCCGATACATTTATAAAAATATATGGGTGATTCTTTATTAGAATTTTAGCCATACTTGTCTTACCTGATCCGGGGGATCCTGCAAGTAAAACATTTTGTTGTAATCCATTTTCGAAAGATCCCTTGATCCTTTGTGGAAGGATCATGTGTTTTAATTCCTTCGGTCTTAATTTTTCTGTTAATAATTCTTGTATCATTTACATTTTTCTTTTAAATCGTCAGCAAAATCTTTATCGTCTCTCATCTCTACAAATCTAGGTAAAAATAATGACCAGTTTCCGTTCTTGTCACTTATTATTACATTATACTGTACAGAGCATATTTTGTTCACATGTGAATCCGGATTTTCACTTAATTCTTTTAAATCCTGGTCAGTAAAGCCAGATCCAACTTTAACTTTAAGTGTTCCTGTTTTATCCTCGCAAATAAATCCTCCAATAAGTCCTTCTCTTTTTCCCTCTCCAGGATACCAACCTGTAATTATAAGATCGCATTCGTTTACTTCTTTTAGTTTAATCCAATTCTTAGATCTTTTACATTCGTAAACATGATCTGGATTTTTAAGAATAACCCCCTCACCGCCATTAGCTACAATTTTATTATAGTAAGCGTATATGTCTTCTTTTTCTTTCGTTAAGAAAGAATCTGCCAAGGTGACTGAAGATGTCGTATACGTCTTAAAAACACCCTCTAATGATTGTCTTCTAATATCAAATGGAATAATACCTTTGCCGGTTTTAAGAGTATCTGCATCTTCTAAATCAAACACGTTAAATATAAGCTCGTCACCTATTGAATTCATAGGTTTTCCTTTTAGCATTTGATTAACTTTACCAGATACACTCTTTCTATCTAGATCTGTAAGCTCCCCGTCAAAAAACCAATCACCTTGTAATTGTGAATTCTTAATCATGCCTAAACATTCTACTGCTATTTTTTCTAGGTAGTGATTAGAAATTTCGTTGAATGCCCTTGTATAGAATTTAACTTCCTTCCCTGAAACGAATGCGATAACTCTAACACCATCGTATTTTTCTTCGCATATTATTGAATCCCATTTTTTTATCTCGTCCTCGTCATCTTGTGCTAACATTAGACTAGGATCTGGTATAACTTCTTTACCGAAAGCTTTGTTGATTAGCTTAGCACCTATCCCTATGTTTAATCTTTTAGTAAGTATCTTTCCTAGAATCTTTCTTTCATCAAATGAAAGATCTATACAATTAACTAATTCAAATGCTTCCTCCCTAAATTTATCATTCGGTGCAGGAGCTATAAAAAGTCTTGACGTTAAATCCTTAAATTTTTCAAATGGATTGTAGTCATCATCGACTAAATATGGTGACTCCTCTATTACATCAAGCTTATGTAACTTTGTTGTAAGAAATGGATCTAAGGCAACTTTTAGAAAATACTCCAAAATCGGAGAATAGTTATCCTTTATAAGGTCCTGTTTAATTTTTTGAGATCCGTTACCTGTCGACGATTCAATCTCTAATAAGATTCTGAGTTCTTTTTTCATTGGAAGATTTTAAGCAAATGTAGAAATTCCTACTTAATAATAAAAAGGATTCTATTATTATACTCTACTTAAAATGCTAAGTTCCGATATTATGCCCCTTCTGCGGGTGCTTCACCTTCTGCTGGTGCTGCTTCTGCTGGTGCTGCTTCTGCTGGTGCTGCTTCTGCTGGTGCTGCTCCGGTAGCTGCTCCTTGGCCCTCTTCCTTGTCCTTTTCTAGATATGTTCTATTCATTTGGATATCATCATTAGGAAGTCCTAGCCATCTTTCAATAAGGAAATTCTGATCAAAATATTGTACCTCTTCGTCGTTAACTGTTTCTTTAATCTCCCCTAGTGAAGTTACAAAATCTATCTTCTTAATTAATTGTTCTATTTCTCTAGATTCACCGAATGTGTTATCGCTTTCAAACTTAATACCTATTTGGCTTCTAAATTCAGTATCATTTTTTAGGTGAGGAAATTCAAGACACATTTGAATCCATAATGGCTTAACCATTATTTCTTGGAATATTGATCTTAATCGTGTAATGAACTTAGAGAATCTAACCTCGTCTCTTTCTGCACCATCTGCAGCAGTATGGAATGTGTTGTTAGCACCTACACCAAATCGAGATGAGAACCTATTGTATGGGATTTTAGAATCTTGTCTTAGCTTATTGTAGAAATAAAGAACCGAATCCATTACGTTTAAGTTTGGACCTTGTGCATTTATAGTTTCAACTTTAACCGAATCTCCTCCTTGTTGGGGAAATAGGTAATTCTTATAGAATTGTAAATCTGGTCTACCGTTAATAGCAAGCTCACCTGATGATGTATCTAGTTTAATGTCCTCTTTATAAACAGACATAAGCTCTCCTAAAGTTTCTTTTGCCTTCTGTGGAGACTTACTACCAATAGGAACTGTCATCTTAATTCTGTACTGAGCATTCATAACGTTCCAAATAATTCTGGAATGCTCCATGATCTTCAATAAGTTATAAGATCTAATAAGACGTTCAACGTAGGAAGTTCTAGAAACAGTATTTGCTTTAGCATAAGAGATATAAATAACCTGTGCATCTAGCAATCTTCTTTGTCTAGTAGTTTCTCCGTAATATTGCCACCATATAGTTTCTCTAGTCCCGTCAGCTTTTTTCTCTACTGCTGGAGTAAGACTTATAGCATCTAATTCTTTAAAACCTACGATTTCTTTACCGTCGCTAGAATATATTATTTCAAATGCTAAGAATCCTTCAACTAATAATTGTCTAAAGTATTGCCATCCAGTTAAACCGTTTGCAAAATTATGTAGTACGTATAGCTTTCTGAAATTCTTTCTTAAAGCTTTTATTACATCATCCTGTAAATCCATACTAAGCATCGCATTGTGACAAAAGAAGTTCTTCTCATCATATACTATACCCTCGTCGCAAATAGTGTCTAAAATGTATTCTACTTCAGCATTTAGTGCAAATGTTCTTAGGAAGTCTCTTTTGAAAGGATAATCTTTATCAAAGTATGCAATGTATTTTCTATTTGTAGTATCCTGTGCAGCTATACTATAGATAAAGTCCTCGTCATCAGCACTGAATCCAAATCTTTCTCTAAGATCAGCTTCGGATATACCAATAGCCATAGAGTCTTGAATTACCATGTCCTTGTAATCCATACCAAATGATCCAAGTCCACTAATTGTTTTTAGTATTCTTGATACGTTTGGGTTAAATTTACCTATGTTATCTAAAAATCCAGCCATTTTTTATAATTTGAATTCTTCGCCTCCGCCTTCTTCTTCAGTAGCTCCTTCTGCTCCTGTAGCTCCTTCTGCTCCCGTAGCTCCCTCTGCTTCTTTTTTTGCTTCTGCAGCTTTTTCTTTAGCTTTTTTGTTATCTAATAAATCCTGATTAGTCATACCTAAGAATCTATCTATAAGGAAATCCATACTGAAGTAGTTTTTCCCTTCAGAATTTTTAAGTCCTGATATTTTAATAACCTGATCTTTTCTTGCAGTCATTACTTCCATATCCTTGGATTCCCTAAACATGTTCTCCTTAACATAGTCTAGTCCAAATTCGGATTTAAGAATGTAATCTTTTTTTAATTCAGGGAAATCTAAACAGAATTGAACCCATAGAGGCTTCATAAGTATATCCTGGTAAATAGATCTTAATCTGTTAATAAATTTACCAAACCTGATTTCCTCTTGATCTACCCCTTCTGCAGCAAATGTAATTGTACCCTCTGATCCAGATTCTTCTCTTCCGAATCGTGTTACGGGAATTTTGGAATCCATTCGGAGCTTATTAGCAAAATATTTTAATGCTGTCGTGTCGCTAAATGCTGTTGCATCACCAGCTCCTGCTAAAGGTTGTATATCAGGAGTTCCGTTAGGAGACGAAGGCATTAAATAGTTTTTGAAGAATTGTATTTTTGGTCTTCCGTCTACTGTTAATTCTCCACTGTCCGTATTTAATCTTATATCCTCTTTGTAGATAGACATAAGTTCTCCAAGTGTTTGTTTAGCTTTTTGCGGCGATTTAGTACCAATAGGAACGGTCATTGCCATACGATATGATGAATTCATCACGTTCCATATGATTCTTGTGTGTTCCATAATTCTAAGAAGGTTAAAAGATCTAATCATTCTTTCAACGTAGCTTACTCTAGATGATGTACCGCCTCCTTTTGCATAACTTATATAAATTATCTGAGAATCGTAAAGCTTTCTAGTTAATGCTGGATTGTCCGGATATTGTATCCATATATCAATGTAGCTTCCATCTGGTTGTTGTTCTACTGTTGGTACGAGAGATGCAGGATCTAATTCTTTAAATCCTACGATATTCTTACCTTTCTTATCAAAAACTATTTCAAATGATAAAATACCTTCTACTAAAAATTTTCTATAAAGATGCCAAGCTAAAATATCTTGGTTAAATCCGAATAGATTGTATATCTCCCTATATCTTTTCTGTACTTTCTTGTATGTTTCCTCATCAACATCTTCGTGTTGCATGAAAGAGAAATAAGCCCAGAAGTTTTTTTCGTCGTATACAATAGATTCGTCACATATTGTATCTAATATAAATTCAATCTCTGGGTTCTGTCCAAATCCTTGTAAATAATGTCTTTTGTTTTTATAATCCTTATCGAAATAAGCTATGTATTGCTTGGTAGACGTATCAGCTCTTCTTAATCCGAAAAGGAAAGCCTCGTCTTTAATTCCACCCTTTTGTAAGAATTGAGCTTCAGAAACACCTACAGCCTGAGAATTCTTTATAACAAGATCCTCATAAGCCATTCCGAAGCTACTAACCTTTTTAATACTATCAACGATAGAGCTAAAAAATGTTTTATTTCCGTCTGTAAATCCAGCCATTAGATCTTTGAGTTTTTAGTATATATCTCTTCTATCGGGGTCCCTTGAATTGACCTAGTATGTAGATATACTATTCTAGTCCAATCTTCGTAGGGAATTTCCACTACATCACGAACTTTTTTTAAATCCCATACCCTATATGTATTTTTATAAGGTATTCCTTTCATAATAACATCAAGTGTTTCGTAATCAGTTTTAAGAGGAATCTGTCCGCTCATCTCGACATTGGCCATTTTTTTCATATTAGATTCTATCAGATCCTCATAAACTGATTGTATTCTTGAAAAAAATGCTAATCTAAAAATCGGAGGCATTAATATTAGATCCATACCGCTAAAAGCCTGCTTATTCTCATAGTTCATAAATCCGGTAAAAAATATAACAGGTCTTTTGTTTATAAATTTCTTACCTTTTTCTAATGTGTCATTATATTCAAAGGAATAAAATTTACCAGGTAAAAAACCTTGAGGATTGAATTGACTTTTTTGATTTACAAAATTTTTAAACCAGAACATAAAAGATTCCTCCGCTAGCGATGATAATCCCGAAACATTTAATTTATAATCTTCAAATTGATCTTTAAAAGGCTTCATCTCATTATAAAGTTTTCGTTTATAGCTCCAAATTTATAACCCCTTGCTTCTGCAAATCTTGTTGCTGCCTCAAACTTTGATCTATTTATTATCCATGTCTTAAGCTTCTCGTTGTAATTTTTAATTTTCTTTTCAGTTAAATTACCTATCGGTTCTTGTGGACGTTTTGTTATATCATATTGATTTTCGGGTTTGATCTCTATAAACCAATTTTCTATGGTTTGATCAGCTTTCTTAACCTGAATATAATAATCAACGAAATATTTATGCTCTTTCTTATCGATAGGACTCCAATAAGGTATCGAAAGAGGTTCGGAACTCCATTTTAATATATTGGGATTCATGTCGCAGTATTGACAGAATTTCCTTTCCCACGAGCTTCTGTATATTATATTGTGTATATCACCGATGTACTTTTCAGGGTTGTTTGGAAAATATTTACCAGACTGCCACTTACCATTCGGTTTTAACT